GCTAAAATATTTCAGGATTTTTTACCTTCAGAATATCCTTATCAAGTAGGTCCAAATACACAAATAAAAGCTACTGATTTTGATCAACGAATAGATATTATCCCTGTATCAAACCCTGACATTTTTAGTACATCACAAAGAATATCTATGGCTCAAGAAATGATGCAATTGGTCGCATCTAATCCAGAGATACATGGAGCTACTGGTGTATACGAATCTTATAGAAGGATGTACGCAGCTATAGGTGTGGATAATATAGATCAATTACTTGTACCACCGCCTCCAAATGACCCTATGCCTATGGAAGCAGGTATGGAAAATACCATGTTAATAATGGCACAACCTGCACAAGCTTTTAAACAACAAAACCATGATGCACATATTGCAATACACATGAGTCTTTTGAATACACAGCCTGTTCAATCTAATGCGGAAGTTCAAGCGACCATACACGCACATATTATGCAGCATTTACAATTTAAGGCTGAGATAATTGCAGAGCAACAGATGCCACCAGAGATCAAAGCACAATATGAACAATTGGTTGCACAATTAGAAAATGCTACCGAAGCAGAAGCTGTAGAAATACAAATGCAAGCTGGCGATATTTTGGCTCAGTTCTCATCTCCAATACTTGCTGAACTAGTGACTGAATATACAGCTAAAGTTGCTTCTCCTTCGGATGAAGATCCACTTGTAACTATTAGAAAACAAGAACTTGCTTTGAAAGGTCAAGAGCTAACGCAAGAGAACAGACAATTCTTAGCGGATCAAGAAAGAAGAAAAGATGAGGCTCTACGACAAGATATGATAGATAGAGAGAGAATAAATACTTCTGAAGATATACAAGAAATGAAAAACGAAACTGCCTTACGAAGACTTGCACAACAGAAAGAACTTTTTCAACAAAAAAATTAATGGCGAAAAAAAGAGAAGTTACAACGGTTGACCCTAATCGTAGAAAAACTAAACATACATCTCAAGGCAACGGTAAAAGTTCTAATACAGTCCCTAG